CTTTATTCCAATTGGCAAAGTAAAGGCTGATGTTCTTGAATTGTGTAAAACTCGTACAACTGAATAATGTGAAAATTACAATTACATAGATAATAATAGCTAAATTATTTATGTGATTGTAATTCAAATATGCCGTAATTTTTTTATGTTCAAAAATCATGCCCGATAAAAAAGTAATAAAAGTATGGACAATTCAAATGGGGAGTTGGCGATTAGCTGTTGAGCGAAAAATTACAATGCTTGATGTTACGGCTAAAAGTGGGAATTTTGCATTCGCCCCAGAGTACTCTGCTGTCATGGATTATAAAAATGGTAAATTGACTGAAGAGCAATACACAACTCTATATCTAACCAGAATGCGTCAGTCATTTAAACAAGCATTTCCAGAATGGGAAAAACTTAAAGAATATACTGAAGTTGCTATTGCATGTTATTGTAAGCCAAATACATTCTGTCATCGATATATTTTTGTCAACTTAATGAAAAAATACTTAGAACGAGAAGGTTTTGTAGTTCAACTATGTGGAGAAATAACAAATGGCTAACCCAAGCATCATGGTTGGTAACGATACTGTTTTAGTGCATGCTGACGAACAAGGAAATCTATACTGGAATAGAAACGCTGAAAAAATTATTGCTGATGATTCGTATTGGGTAAATGCAAATCTGTGTTTTAGAATTATGTTTAAGATTCTTTGGGATGTTCAATCACAACCAGCATTATCGAAAACTGCTTTTGAACAACTGCAAGTAGCAATGCCTGGAAATATGGTACCTGACTCACCAGAGTGGAATGCATTGTTTTCTTGGAAGATCTGGGAAAAAGGCGTTTCCTTTGGTTCGAACAATATCAATCCACCATCATTCCAACTGTCGAATAAACTTACATCTGAACTTGAAGAATTGTCAGCCACTCTTAAAGTTATTGAATTGAAACTCAATAACGATAGTCCTATACTTGGGGATATTGTTCCATACACAAACAAAATTATTGCCGAAATTACAGAAACACTTAAAGAAATGGTTAATCAAGAAATTATTGTTGATAAACCAGTAATGCATATTGCTACTGAAGATGCAGTAGTTATTGACATTAATCGTAAATAATGTATAAAAAAATAAGGTATGCTGTCCTTATTTTTTTGTATCCCAGAATATTTCAGACATATATTCTACTCTTGAGATTGAACCATAAATGCTGTTAAACCACCAATCATTTAAGAGGAAAATGTCATGAGAAATAGTTTAGTACTAGGACACCAATATGCTTGTTCGAGCGCATTACTTGCAGACACTTCGCCTGTTAATGCAGCTAACTGGCCTATCGATGGATCGTTTGCTATCGAATATCGTTTTATTGGAAATGGAAATAGTTCCTACGAAATCACTAAAAAAATCGTTCAATATTTTTACGATGTGAATATGTTGAACAAATGGCTTAAGGACAAACGAGACTCATTGGAAAACATGATGAGTGATTTTACAATGTCATTCACTGTTTATCGTTGGAGCGATGGCCCGCAATCGCTGTATTCCAAAACTATCTGAAAAGGAAAAATTATGCCGAAAGTAGCCGTAGTTATACGACAACTTGAAGGTCACAAACCAACTACCCATGCGGTATTTAGTGTTGGTCCACATGACCACGTTGAACACGATTTGATTGAGCATTTTCTTGAAGAGAAAGCCAAGCAATCGATTCGTTTATTTAAAGAACAATTCGTCGAGTTCAAGACCGCTGAATTCACTGTTGAAATCGTCGAAAGCCAATAAAGGAAAAATCATGTTATTGCTCATAGGTGTCATGTTCGCGATATTCTTTCTATTCGGAAAAAACATTGTCATCACTTACAATGTAATTGTCAGTACCGATGAGAGAATGAAATCAGTTTCGTATTTCTCAGCATTCATGTTGATGTGCGGCGCTATCTGGTTCTTACTGAAGTACGCAACGAAACCAGTAGCATTTGTTGCTTTCTTTGCTTTGCTTTATATTTTCAGAAATCGAATGAAGCTCTTAAAGAAAGCAAAAGAAGAATCCAAAGTTGCTGCGAGTTAAATCCTCAAGGAGATAATTGTGTTTGGTTTGTTTAGCAGTATTGGCAAAACGCCCACAGAACAGGTCAATAAAATTGTTGAAGACGCTGTTCAAGTAACCGAACTAACACTATCTAAGAAAGGATTAACATTACTGTTGATCGATGGTGAATTAACCGCAAATGAAAAAACAATGCGGGGACTTCGTGAACAGAAGTATAATCTAGAAAGATCTTTAGCGGACGTTAAACGTAAGTATGCAGAATATGACGAACGTCAAAAGAAATTGCATATATGCGCTGCTCGTTTGCAATTGATCCCCGATAAAATCGAAGCAACTTATCGTGTCGAATAATTATCGGCATAAATGGATGACTGGACCTTATGGGTCCAGTCATCCAAAATAAAGGTTATGCCTTTATTTTTTTTTATACCTTAATGCTGGCTGAAGCTAAAGCCTGAACTTCGTTGCTGTAACCCTTCTTAGCTGCCAAGATATCAGCAGTGATTGCATCAACAAAAGCAGGGCGAAGTTGCGGATTTGCACCTGTTAAGCTAATGCCATCAAGAAGCTGTTGTGCGAACTGATCCACGCCAATACCGTATTGCGCGATACCAGTAAAGCTAATGTCGTATGTCGGAGTTTCATTAGCTTGCGTAAGATCACGACGACCTGTAATTTCACCAGTGCCTTGTGGCATCATGTTTGTAATAAGCCATGACTTCACAACCTTGGTATGCGTAGGATCGGGCTCAATAAAAATCATTGTAGCGGCCGATTGATCCGACAACATGTCAGTTGGCTTATTAGCAAGAGTTGCAACATTAGCAAACTTGGTGTTTGGGTCCATCATCAAATTCGTAATCCATCCACGGAAGAAAGTGGCAATTGGCATGCCGTACTTTTCACCCCAACGGAAAACAGGCTTCGATTGTGTTTCTTTTACATCAGTAAAATCTTCTTGTTGTTGACCACCACCACCAACTGGATTTGATGCAAACTCAACTTCAAGACCTGCATTCAAACCATCAATGGACAACGGATGAAGTTCAACCAGAGCACGAAGCGTGGCAATCCACGATTCGGGATTCGGAAGAAGACTAAATCCTTTCGGTGCTTCAACCAACAAACAAATCAAGTTACGACGAACGTATGCTTGATTACTTACCCATTCAGCCAAGTCTGGGGCGTACCCCATTTGGCCACCATATTGCAAATCTACCATTGGCGCGCCATGCCCTTGAGCATATGACGTGCTAGTTTGCAGAATTGCGTCTGTTAATCTAGTCATTGTGAGTGATCCTTATTAATTTGTTGAACATGTTTTGTCGTAATAAATAAGACAATAGTTAGTAAAATAACCTATGCTAGCTGACACGTGTCAGCTAGCATATGACCAATACTACGAATCTAAATCACTAATGCGGCGAGCAGAAATATGCAGGCTCTGAACGGTCTTCATGTTCGGACCATACAGCTTAATATTCAAAGCCCAGCTATAACCACGAGCAATGTCAGCAGCAGTGAAATATGCGTCTGGTTTAATTACAAATCTACCGCCAAATTTATCTAAGACAGCTGCTTCAACAAATTTATTTACACGATCAACCAACTGTGCGTTTGTAAGCGACGACACACCAGTGTATTGACGATGAGCGCGTTCACCAATCTTCTCAAGCTCTACGCAAGCCATCATGGTAAAATAGCTATTCAAGATAGATGTATCGTTATCGTAAATAGTCTTCAGTGCTGGGAAATACAAACTACGAAGATCGAAATCATCAACCCAGACTAAACCATTTGACCAATCTTTATTACGCACCTTAGCTGACGTATACGTAACATTGACATCAGTAAACATCGTAATATTATTATTGGGAGCGCAATCAAAATTGAAAACCGGTTTCCACTTACCATTAGATGCACCCATGTATTTTGCTGACTTAACTGCAATTTCCAAAGTCAACGGAAGCTTCTTACGGTACTGGCTATTCAACAGCGTACCACAACGGCCAACAATCATACCACGCATCGTTGCAGTGCCATAGTACTCAGATTCAGGATACATCTGCATGCGCGTACGAAGAGCCACAGCCAGAGCCGATTCTTGAGATGCACTCAATACAGGACCAGACGTATCGTGCGTTGAAAGAATAACTGCTGTGTCTTTACGAATTGCAATAAAGCTACACAACGCATACTTAGTCGCTAACGGAAAACCACTATCGTAAATGATAGATTCTGGATACTTAGCACTATTCTGAAGATAGCTATCGATGTCACCATAACCAGCCACAGCTTCAGCAACTAATTCACCAAACACTGTTTCATTCATCGTACCATCAAATCCACCTGTAGCAAACACCGTAGCATTTTCAGTAAAGCGAACACTGTTGGATGTACCACTAATAACCTTATAAGAAGCATAAGGAACATTCTGACTAGATACGCCTGAAATCAAATTGAAACGATATTCTTCATTTGCTTCATGATTGAAATCAGAGAACTCATCGATGTAAGGAACTTCAGCTGCATAGAACTGTTGCAGCAATGTTTCGACGTTATCGAAGTACGTATGCATTTCACCAAAAGGACCGTATTGTGCCGGAACACCAGTAGGATCATTCAGATTCTGATACGATTGAATAAACACATCGTTTACAGAAACCAATGCATCGGTATTCTTATCAATTACATCTTTCTTGAAAACAACATCAACGTATTGTTCACTAAAATTAGTTTTAACAATCGATGGCGTTGTAATTGCATTCGGGCGACTAACGCAAGCCATACGGAAAGGATAAACTTTTTCGGTAGCAATAAGACGGTCATCCAACGGCATGCTGGATTTCGTCGTGGGTGCCCACATACGCATACCTAAATTGTCGCCATATGCACCAAATCCAGAAACACGCAGATCGTGAATCGGGTAACGCTTCGATTGAACATGTGATACGGCATCAACTTGATCGCCAGAGACAGGAGTAGCAATACCAAAGCTATCGTCGCCTTGACTACTAACTGTCACGGGACCAGCTACCCATTTGACTTGGAAGCCAGCAACAGTATCGCCAGTTTCAACAGGAGCGCCGTTGGCATCTAATTCATAGCTTCCGTCATCGTTGCGAGCATAAACTGGAACTTGTGTTGGCAGCACATCAAGTGCAACACGAATCGTTGCTGGGGGAGCAGCATCAGCAGGTTTAACCCGCTCAACCATAATTGCATTGCCTTGCGCATTAATTAAATTAGCAAGAACAGTTGCATGGGTAGCCCATGGTTTACGTAAATCAAAACTATCTTCGCCATACATGCTGAGCATACTTGCGCCAGATACTAACTGAGCCGTAGTAGGTCCCTTTTGGGCAAACAGATAAATTTTCGGTAAATGAGTTGGAATTGCTTCTGGTTCCGGCACTTGTTGCCGTGTGCTTAAATCCTCTACACCTAGCATCCTGGTCGACGGCATAGCACTGACGATGGTAGCGGTCATGGTTTGTTTTCCTGTAACGAATTTGGAGAATTGTATGCTTAGCAACAGTGCGTAGCATCATAATGATTAAAAAATATTTCCCAACAATTATTCTGTGATTAGAGATATCCTTGTTAAAATTATTTAATGACCAATATCTTTTAACATATGATGATTGCTATTTTCAATCTACTAAATGTAAAACATAAACAGGAATAGGAAAAATGTCTATTAATAAAACAGCTTACAATACATTGGCATGCAACGGATATGTATTAGAAAAAATTTATGAGTCAATTAAGGCTGCTTTTTTTAGTGGCCAATTACCCCCAGTTGAAGGGTATTCTAACATCAGAATCATTGAAGGTGGTTCGTCTGTTGCCAATGACATTCCTGCTTTTGTACATCCTATTCTTATCGAAACAACTAAAGATAATTTTGATCTGTTTACTGATGTTCGGCATTTTGGTAAATGGGATAACGATCAAAACGTATTTAGAATTCGAAATGAAGTTGAATACAATCTGGCAATACATCGTTCAAAATTAAATTCTATTTGGATTAATGAAAATCCAAATATACTGAGAGATATTTCACAAACACCAATGGCTGTATTCGCAAGTTGGATAAGTGAAGCTGTTGGCAAACGTTTTGCCTTAGATCCAAAAGAACAATTTGACTTAGGCATTCTTGCAGCAATCTTTTATCTTTCACAATTCACAAATGAATCTGTTGTTGATGAACGCGATAAACTACGCATGATTGGCAATATAACCAAAACCCTTAGAGCATCAGCAAAAGATGTTTTGGCTATTGTCGATAAAATTCCGTATGTTAGTGACGTTATTCATTTTTGTAATTGTGCTGAAGAAATTACTGGCAGCATTAGATTAAAAGAAATGAACGTTGGAGTTCTGTACTCAATTCTTGCCAATACTTGGTATGGAGTTAACTCCAAAGAAATGATTACTGCCGCTATTGAACATCCGCCAACCTGGATTACCATTCTGCTATTTACGTTCAACGAACGCTCATACAGAAATTCGCAAATTGCAAAAATAACAGAACGCAGTACATTCAGGGATATCGGTAAGGATTTCGTAAGAGCAACATTAAATCTTTTAGCTGTCTCTAGTGTAAAAAACTAATGAAGAAAAATTAGTTACTACTTCTACTTATTTTTATTAGTAGAAGTAGTAACTTTTTTCAATAAAGGATAACCATGTTTGATTACCTTATTAACCACGCAATAAGAAATGTCTGGTGCACGCCGAATCAAGACAAACAAATGATTGTGCAACCGGCAAAACTTACGCCCTATGGTGGTGTCTGGAATACGGTAAAAATTTTGTGGAGAACTGAAGTTCTTCCAGAACAAAACGTTAGATTCCACGTTTATCAGATCGGCCAATTGCATCCGGCACTTATGGGATTATTTGAATCCGATAATGTTTGGACAACATTTGCAGAAGCATGCAATAGAGAAAATCTTATTGTTGATATTTACGGTAATAACGGACTAGAATATCCTCGTACACAAGTGTGGTATATGTGTACTCAAGATAAAGATTTAATTGTAGCTATTAAAGACCAACGTTCAATTGGTATTAAATTAAGTGAAGAGCCAATTTTCTTACGTGTTTATAGCAATGCTTATTTTGGAAGCAGTCAATCTGATCCATTAAATGACTATGTCAAAGTTAATGGAAAAACAATAAAAAATACAGATGAAATTATTTCATTACAAGATGAAATTGCAACATTAAGTAATTTACCAGGTGCTGTATATTCGTTTATAAATGGCTTTAAAGTTTCATCAATCGACATGATTACAACCAAGGTAGGTGATGTTGTCGAGTATGTTTACGATAGTTCCGTTTACAAAGTTATTGATTTGACGGTTGGATCATTAGAAACATTTATAAGTACGTTAGATAACAAACATAAGTATCTCGTACATTATACAGAACAAGAAAATAATCGAATCGATTATCACGATGATATTGATTTCTTTTTAATTAATAAAGATACTCAAGATCGTCATAAGGGCGTGTATTATCATCGAAATGAATCTGATGCAATTCGAATGATTACACATAAAGACTATTCTATTGTTACACCATATATCGCAGGTTATTTGAACGATACTACTGGTTGGACAGATATCGATAAGCTAGTAATTAGATTACATATTCGTAAATCTGGATATGATCGAAATCTAGTATTAGAAAATAATCGAATAGAAGAACTTTATAAATTACCTGAAGAAAAACTAATAGATGCAATGGTAGGTGTTAATTCTATTGTTTCTAATTGGCAAGTTGCTGAATTAGAAAAATCGGCATATGCCAAAATAATGAGATCTAACGCATCAGAAATTAATAGAATTCTGGTAGAAGATGCTTATGGTTATAATTCAATAAGTAAACTTATTGGTGATACTCCAACCTACACACATTCTTTTTCTGGGACGCAAATAATTCAGTTACCTTATGCGCTTATAAATAAAAGTACTGCCTATGAATACAATGTAGATGGTGTGTTGTTAGACTTTTTCATTCATCCATTAGGTAGTGATTATGTTGCATACATGGATAATACTAAACTAATTGAAATGATCGTTGGTACTGGTCAAATGTTGCTAGATGAATATTACGGCAATGTTTTGATACCGATTGATTATTCGTTAGAATACAGAATGTATTTATGCCAAATTAACGGTGGTGTTCCTGATGACAATTGGATAGATGTAACAAACAGTGACAAGTACAGTATTTTAAACAATAAGCTTATCTGGAATATTGACCATACTAGAGAATACGGTATGGTTCGTAGCAACAAATCATTTTTAGCTTATAATTTAGAATTAAGTGATATCAATGGCACATTAGAATTTAGTTTAAATCAACACGTTTTACAAAACGGTATTGAATTAGCTCAAGTAATGACTGTACCGTTGGGCGAGTTAGATTTATTCTTAAATGGACATAGCTTAATTCAAGACTTAGACTATATTGTTAATTTTCCAAAAATTGTTATTTTAAATAAAGCATATTTACAAAATCCATTAACAAAAAAACAACGAATCACAATTCGTTTTACTGGATTCTGTAATGAAGATTTATCTATAAATAAATCCAATGATCATGGTTTTATTGAACATGAGCTTTTATCACATAACAACAGATTCGATATTCGTGACGATAAAGTATTACGTATTGTTGTTGGTGGAAAACTTCAAACTAGAAACCAACTAAAATTCGCAGAAAATGATCCTGGCGTCTTAGTGCCAAATGCTCAAAATGGTGTACCGTATTTAATACGTGATATTGTTGTTCCATTAAGAGGATTGGGTTATTCAAGCACGTATGCTTGTCGAGCAAAATCACAGATCATAGACAAACGCATTTCCGACTACATGACACTTTGGATGCCAGAAATTAATTATGGTACACCAAATGCTATTGAAAGTCTATATGAAGTTTTTAGTCCATTTTGTTGTAAGATTATTTATGATTTAAAATCTGGACTTATTCACGATCAAAGACTCAAAGAGCAATATAGTGATTCTGATGTAATGGATATTTGTAAACCATATGAATATTTATTAGCATTTGATCCAACTCAAGTAGGATTAGAGCCGGATTTAAATTACGTAGCTGTTCATCCGCATAATCTTTCTACTGTTATAGAAATTGATATTTATGCTTATAAGTTTATCACTAGGGTTGTTAGATTGTATTTACATGACAATGTAAACATATCTCACTTTTTATCAATTTCTGCATTCTAGGAATTAAGATAATGTCAAATGTTATTGCATCAATTGTTGGGAGCGATAACGTCGCTCCTGTTTATAATCCTAATCAACGATGGTCAATGTGGGCTCTTGATGAGATCTACTTCGGTCAAATTGGTTCTGGAAAATATGTACCTAATGTTAATGACTATGTCGTTGACTACAATACCGATGAGAAATGGAAGGTAATTTCTGTTGATGAGACAACATTAATTCCGACATTATCTGTTCTTATTGCTGAGTTTGTTGGTGAGTTTTCTGAATCAGATATTCTGTTAGGTGTTGGTCCAGGTACACAATCTGACACCTATCGAGTATATTTAGATAAAAGCGTTACTCCGCATACACTTTCAGTTGATGCTCGTCTACAGGTTGCAGGTAGCATGGTTAATAAAGCCATGATATTTAAGGGCAGCGAATTGGATGGAACAGCAAAAGTTATTAGTTCTTTATACGATCAAACAGGAACTTTGTTAGGTCAAGCTATACCGTTAGAATTAGTTGCTATGACTGGTGCTCAGAACATTGCCATTAAAACTGTTCCAGTGTGCCACACTTTAGAAAATCTTAAAGATGGTGAAGTAGTGACAGCTGTATTCTATTCCGATAACGGTCGAGTTGTTTCTAAACGACAACTATTAATTGAAAACACTGCATTCATTAGAAATACAGATGCATCAGTGAAATATATTATTGGCATTGGTCTAGAGTCTCCATTCCTTTCTAGTAGTGATCCAAGACTTATTCAGTACCCACTTAATGTTCCATTAAATGGACTTGGACTTATTGGTGTTGTTAACTATAGCGATGGTTCACAAATTCGTCTTCCTGTTGATGGTTCCAAATTCTCAATATTTGGATTTGAAGGTTTCTTATCAACATTAATTGGTCAGAAATTTAATCTTGTCTTGAAGTACACGTTATCTGCTGGCGAGATTGTATATGGCTCCAATATGGCTGATGGTCAGTTTATTACTCAGAACTTTAAAGCAATTACTATTAAGCCTGATGGTGCTTATACTGTTAAGCTTTTTGCTTATCCTATTTGGGAAAATGCTATTGACGGATATCGCCTTGAATGGTTTATGTATGATCTGAATCGTACAAATTTCTACAGAGTAACACCGTACGTTAAAGTAAGTACAAATAGTAGACCGTTTAATCCATCGCAATATGGCGTTACGCAGCAGTTGAATGTTTCGTTAAATCTGAATGACGTTAATGGTTCTTTCAGCCAATATCGTCATACTCAATTAATTAATATTTCGTTGATGGCTCCAGGAACAGAAAGAACAACGAATTGGACAATTGGTTTTAGTCCAAATCAAGATCCTGTTTATGGACAAAATATTCACGCTACATCCAAGATGATTAATCAGAATTTATGGAAAATTAAGATTGATTCTGATTGCACCACATTAACGGACTGGCTGAATAAGTTCTATTATCGCACTCTCCCGCTGTCTGACTCGGCAAAAGAAGTTGCTCCACCACCACCAAATTATTTTGCATTGGTTGTTGGGACAGATCGCATTGAGTTTCCGATTTCACAATGGAATAAGGAACTAACAATTTCTGATGCCATTCCTGTCAATAGTACTGCTTATGTTGCATTCTTCCTACGAACAGCAGATAATGATATTCATTTATCAATAGCTGGTCTTCCTGTTTACGATGCGATTTAAAATTAAATAATACTATATTCTTGCTATAATCTGACTATTGATTATAGCAAGAATATTAGTACAATTATTTAAGAAAGAAATTAAAATATGATTTTATTTAAAGAAGACTGGAGAAAGTATCCAACAGCAATTGTTGATACAAAAACTAACAATAAAAGCTTTTTGCGCCTGGCTTCTGTTTATAGAGTCATGGGTATAGACAATCATGCATTTATTCTAGCGTTAATTAATCCAGATTTACAAGGTGTTGATCCATTTGATCCTAAGCTCACATTGGAACAAATGGCAGCTATTGCTTTGGAGTGTCGAGAAAACCCTTGGTACTTTCTAAGAGAAGTAGCTAGAGTTCCAGGTGAAGGTACTTCGAAGTCCGTTCAGTTTGATGCCAATAGAGCCAACATTTCAGTATGGTGGTGTTTCTTTAATCACATTACTACATTTCTAATTCAACCAAGACAAACTGGAAAATCATTTGCTATTGATACATTAGACGTTCTTTTAATGAACCTTTTATGTCACAATACAAAAATCAATCTTTTAACTAAAGATGAAATTGTACGACGAAAAAATATTCAACAGATAAAAGATATTGCATCAGAGTTACCGTTGTATCTTCAACAACGAACTAAAGATGATACGAATAATACAGAAGAAATATCTATTAAGTCATTGGGTAATAAATATACAGCACACGTACCACAAGCGTCACCAAAGCGCGCTTACAACATGGGTCGTGGTCTAGTAACATCCGTAGTGCGTATTGATGAAGCTCCATTCCAGCCGAATATAGCCATTGCCTTGCCAGCGCTACTAGCAGCAACAGGTGCTGCTTTTGACGCAGCCAAGAAAGCTGGTGTGCCTTATGGCATTACTTTAACAACAACTGCTGGTAAGAAAGATGATAAGGATGGAAAATACATTTTCAATCTATTATCAAATTCTGCTGTTTGGGATGAACGTTTCTTCGACTGTGCTAATTTAGCAGAACTAGAGCATTTTGTTAAAAACAATTCGCGTGGTGGTGTGTGTAGAATTAACATCACGATGGATCATCGTCAATTAGGTAAAACTGACGAATGGTTAAAAGATAAAATCGATACATCAACAGCAACTGGTGATGATGCTAATCGAGATTATTTTAATTTATGGACATCAGGTTCGCAAACAAATCCAATTCCTGTTTATGTATTGGAAAGAATTACAAAAAGTCAATTTAGTCCTACTTATACTGACATTAGTATTCCTGATGGTTATATCACTCGTTGGTATATTCCAGAAACTGAAATATTCCACAGACTAGCAACAGGCAAATTCGTACTTGGAATGGATACTAGTGAGGCTAGTGGCGGTGACGATATTTCATTGGTAATTGAAGATATTGAAACATTGGAAATCATTGCTGTTGGTACGTATAACGAAACTAACTTAATCACATTTTCTAAATGGGTTTGTTCAATATTAGTTTCATATCCAAACATTACAGCCATTATTGAACGTCGTTCAACTGGCGCAATGCTATTAGATTATCTATTGCTAATGTTACCGGAACATGGAATTGATCCGTTTCAACGTTTATTTAATAGAGTTGTTAATGAGTACGATGAATATCCAGACAGATATCGTGAAATCAAACAACCGATGAATCGTCGTAGTAAAGACATTTATGTTCGTTATAAGAAAACTTTTGGCTTTGCTACTGCGGGTGTTGGTTACGCTAGTAGAAGTGAATTGTATTCAACTACATTGCAAAATGCTGCTAAGCGTAGTTGCGATAAGATTCACGATAAACCATTAATTGATCAGATAACCGGACTTGTTAATAGAAACGGTAGAATAGATCACGAAGAAGGCGAACACGATGACTTAGTCATTGGTTGGTTGTTAGGACATTGGTTACTTACCCAAGGAAAAAATCTATCTTATTACGGTATTGATTCTAAACAAATCATGGTAAATGTCGTATCTAAGTCAGAGGAAACTCCATTGGATAAAGAACTTCGAATTGAGCAACAAGCTATTAGAGAACAAATCGAATTAATGTACGATCAACTTAGTAAGGAAACTGATGAATATGTTTGTTTGCGTTTAGAACATGAATTACGTAGACTTGATAAACAGATTATCTTAGAGAGTGGTGAAATATATTCACTAGATACTTTGATTCAACAGGCCTATGACAATAAACGAAATAAACGTAGAAACTATAATCAGGATATTGTAGCATATAACGTTCAGGCACAAAATGCTTTGAATGGGGTGCTTTCAGATAGGCCTATGACTAGTTATGAAATATTAGATAAATTTGGTTAACAGCATAATTCCCATATACCAGAAATCTCAACTATACTGAGAGTCTGGTATATGGGATATGCCGCTATTGTGATTCATCAGACATTTTACATTTGCTTAAAACATTTAAGATATCTTGAGTGTTTGGAACTCGTGTTGCAACATCACCATTCCCTTTAATATTACTATTATCAGTTATAAGTGATTGAGCCAATATATCCAAATATGCATCAATTGCTGCTTGTCTTTGACGACGTTCATCAATTGTTTCTGCCATTAGTTCTGGAATAACTATATCTAACTCACACGCTTTTTTCAATCTATCTGGAGCATCGTTGGTCACTATACTAAACACCCGATACGCTATGTGGTTTACATTCGGAATATACCAACTATCGTAACTGCGTCTATAATGCCGTTTCTGACAAAATATTTGTATTTCATAACCATGAACACTATATCCAGTTAAATGCCCTACTAAATTCTTAGGGGTTTTAATTTCAATCACTGTTGTGTTTCCTTTTAACCTTTCTACGAATAAAAGAAAACGATTTATTAAACCAGTAATAAAGTTCATTTCTAACAACCTATAGTGTAATTCGTTTTGTTAGATAGTGGTTGCATAGTGTTTCATTGTTAGCGTACGTATGTTAATGTAAAGCATAATTCCAGTGCGTACAGATGAAATTACTGATTCATTACGATTATGAGTAGCCATTTTAACCATGGTCTCTACTTTTTCGCGCAACGACAACAACACTACGTCTGTAGAACGAGAAGACATATACACGCCTTTTAATTTACTCAATAATGTAGCGTAATCAGTTGTACTTCTAATTACGTCTTTATTATTGCTAATGTAATCAAAACAATGAACTAAAGTTTCATCGAGAATTTCCTCAATAACTGTAGCTCCATGCTGTCGGTAATTATCCGACATCCATTCTAATGTTTCCATGAATGGTTTTGATGGCATTGTATAAATTAATTTTTCAATAATGCTAACTAATTCTAAACGAATAAAAGAATTTCTATCTGAAATTATAGAGCCAATATACCTCTTATAGCTCATTATGTCATGAGTTTTTTCTTTTAGAACCTCAACACCTTCGTGCTCAATAACTGAACTTGTTGTAATTATTCGAGTACCTTGTTCGTGCACGCGTTTGAAAACATCATATATATTTTTTAACATATCTCTAATCCGACCTTGAGTATCGTTAAGCATATATACAACGTCTTTATCAGATTTCATTTCCGTAATAGTTTTATAATGAATACTACTTTCAGAGATGATTTCTTCTGCCCTAGCCAGCAAGAGTGCTGACCAACTACCATAAACCTTGATAGCATACTTATAATTTAATTGTGCATAAGTAGCTTCTGCTGTAGCTTTATCGGCTGGATAAATAAAATGCCGAAACAATCTACTAGTCAAATATTTATACTGTAAGACTAAAAACACATTAACCATTGCTTCGTGTTTTTGTTCTTTATTTAGCAATGAGCTATTAAACAATGCATGTGCTAGCCAAATGCACGACAAATTCATAGTGTCGCTCGAAACATGATATTCGGCATTAATTGTTGGCAATGCTAATAAACGTTCCTCTAACGGACCATCATCAACTTCCAAAATTTCATGGAACCATCTGTTTCTATCTGCATCGGTAAATCTAACAACATGGACACCAGTTAAATTTCCACCAAAAAATTCTTGATGATCCTGATTCTTCATTACAAAATCAGTCTGATACTTTAATAGTCGCTTTACTAAATGAATGTCTAGAACTAATGTCTTACATTCTTCATTAAAAACTTCTAAAACACTATTCATTATCTTGCCTTTACTTAATAAAGCTTACACAAGATTAGCCGATAAATTGTATTATTAAACAGCATATAGTCGGTAGGAAAACCTACCGACTATATTTCTTATTTTAACGTTTATTTAAAATGTAACCAGATGCATCTTTAAGGCTATTAAATACCTTAACCCCATATGCAGAAGCAATACATTCTAACGCCGCATTAATTTCAACAATCTTTTCTTCAACAACATCAGTTGCTGTACTAGGAGTAACTGCATCCAGAACTAAAATGAATTCACTGTCTGTCGGCGTATTTACAACTTCCGAAGTAACAGCAATAACGTCTTCTTCTGTAACAGCATCTTTACTAACACCATATACAGTTTGAAAATTATCAGTAGGCGGAGCACTTGAAGCATTCATGTCATTCAGTAATTTATTCATTACTGTAATGTCCATCTGCTGCGTTTCCATGATAATGTTATCAAAACTCTCGATACTAAAATCTATGGATTCAGTAGCAGGTTTTTTACCTTCAGCTTTATCATGCCATTTCTTTGCATTTTGTGCAAATTTTGCCATTTTCTGTACATGTTTATCGTCGCTCTTCAAACCTTTTTCAATATCGGCATCGGTGATTTTTTCACCAGGATTTTTATGCAACCATTCATGGAATGAGTTCTTCTTAACTTTGATATCCAGTTTCTTTTTCTTTTTTTCTTTTTCTTTAACTGATTCAGTAGCTATTCCATCAACACTGCTTGTGACTAGATCAGTAGAACTAGGATCATCGCCTTCAGCTTTACTGTATGCAATATTCAAAGCCTGAGTATAAACTTCAGACAACGGACCTTTCATTACAATTGTTTTACCTTCAGGTTCAACATCGGACTCAAGTGCTCGCTTTAATAAATTCATGATCTGTATTCCTTATGTACTTTTAGTTAATATAACTGAATCACAATATTTGTCAATAAAACAAATATTAATTTTCTAAATTCGTTATAAAGCCCATAGACGCATTTGTTATTCTTTTAGTAGTAAGTCTCTACACATACTATTAAAATGCACTGTAGCGCTTTAGCGCCAATGCTACATACCTATTTTGCGCCTCCGCCGCCCGCGCCGAACATCGCCGCCCAAAGTAAGTTTATAAAACCGTGTCTTTTTGGAATTATATAGTTTTTTAAATAATAAATATAATCAGTCTACGTTTAGGAAAACATTTTTTATATACAAAAATAAAAAGAAAATAATTTTTTATTTTATACTTATATTATTTGGAAGTTTAATTTTTAGGAATTAAATTTTCCAGGCGGAACGACGAAGGAATGTAGCGAAGCGTAATGGATGAGATGTGCAGCCTGCTCCCTTCCTATGCGTAGCGCCGGAGATGAGCAAAGCGAATCGTAGGAATACGCATACTAAAATGATTTTAGGGGGGCGAAGCCCCCAATATAATACAGAAATTTTTACTAAATTAACACATTATATTAATCATTTAATTTAGATTTTTTCAACGACATATTACTAATTTGGTATTTACTCACAATAAGGTAATTTGTATGTTAACAGTAATAGAAATTGAACGAGAATTAGATTGTGCTAATAGTTTTATAAACGAGTATAATGACAATATAAAAAGATTACAAGAACTTGTTGCTAAAGATCCCATTGAAGCAGCAAAACTTATTAGTGCTAATAGTAGGGGAATAAAACGAATGCAAAGAAAACAAAAAGCTTTAGAAAAAGAACTTAAAACGATTGATAGTGAATAGATTATTTTTCCTTAAGTAATTTTTTAATACAAGTGATAATTATTTGAACACGATATAGCCCTTAATAATTTTCAATTAGGATTAGAATATAATGGCCACTATTACAATTAATGATTCTGAAAAATCAACAGAGAATTTTTTTAAAAGAGAATACAAATCCATTATCGCAGCTTACGATGAATGTATTAAAGATTTCAAATCACTATCGAGAAATAATCCAACAGAAGAAGATTTTAATCTTTGTAGTTTAAAATTACGTAGTGTTGAGAAGAGACATAAAAATTTAGACCGACGTTACGCTGAAGCTTTTGTATAACATCTAATATTCTAGATTATTTCAGACCTATATCACACTAGTAGTGATTGGTCACAATTCATTAAGTGTTTATTTGCACATGTCCAGCATACTAGTCAGAACTTTCCTTTAACGGATTGTTCTGACTAGTATGTTTCTTCTTTCTTTTTTCTTTAACGACTTCCACCAATTCGTAGTTTTAACATACGAGTCCAAGATTCAGTATCGTTCATTAAAGCTATCTTCTGCCATTTATCTGTTAAGTAAGATTGATAGTTATCTTCAGCATCTACATAGCCATCAATAATATCTTTAAATCTTCCGATTGTTTGACCACCATGTAATTCACCCATATCGAGTTGAATAACATAAGTGTTATAAACATATGCCTTAACAGCAAACACTACGAGATTAGCAAAATCACGATAGCTCTTCAATTGAAGATGTGACATGTTTTCATCATTTGCTAATAAACATCTTAAATAAATATTAGCAGGTAAAAGAACGGTGTCTCTTACCATAACAACATTCTCACCAATTAACTGAACTCTAGCTGTAGATGTAACAGGCATGCTACCCATGGCATCCATCACAGAACTACCAAGCTGCAACATCGTTGTATTTTGTTGACCAGCAGCTACACCATAGCTTGATGCTTTAGTAGGATCTGAAAATGTAATATTCAATACGCTAATAATTGACCTACCTTGTGTGTAGGATTTCGGAATTCTGTAAACAGATGTATAATCATTTGTACGTTCCACCGGAACGCCATCTAAAGGTATAAATGCTTCAGTTCCACCAACGAGGTTACAGTCAACTAAAACTCTAGGCCTAATAACTAATGACATTATTTGCTCATCAATATTAATAGGTATTCTTGACCATTTTGTACTGGGTGCAATGAACACAGCATCCAATATTGCTTTTGGGATGCGGTAGTGAATTTCATCCAGGGATTTATTGAGTGCTAAGATGATGTTCTCCTTTGGATTGTATTTTATTTTAAACACATATTACTAACTTGAGTAGTGTGTTAATCATAGTTATAATAGTGTATAAAAAAATCAAATAAATATTTTTACAAACTTGGTGTATGTTTATGGAACATCCGATACACCTGTCTATGTCATATAAGGGAAAATAGAAATGAGTGGAATGATCAAAAAAGGCGTTATTCGTTGCTATTCCTGTGGGGGAGCAGGACTTAATATTGGATCGCTGCTGGAGCAGTATCGTGGTCTTAAAGAAATTGGTTTTGGAGAACTCGATATTGCATATATCGATACGAGTCTTTCAAATTTGAGAAAGGAAATTGATCCAGCACATTGCTACATCATTGATGGTCTCGATGGTTCTGGAAAAGTTCGTAGCGAAAATCACGAAGAAATTGGCGACCGCGTTCGTGCAGTTCTTCAACAATTCAAACCAGCGGATTTGAATATCATTATTTCAAGTGCTGGTGGTGGTAGTGGTTCCGTTATTGGACCTTTGCTTACTCGTGAATTATTGATGAGTGAAGTTCCTACCATTATCATGGCAATCGGTTCAGTCGACACTCGCTTGGATTGTGAGAATAGTTTGAAAACTATTAAGTCATATGAATCAATTGCAAAAATGTGTAAAGCTCCTGTAGTGATGTTGTATGTGCAAAATAGCAATACGACTACTCGCGAAGAAGCTGATCAATTGTTGGTATCTTCAGTCCTATCTCTTTGTGCGCTGTATTCACGTGAAAACCGTGAAATGGATTCAAGAGATTTGTTTAACTGGCTGCGTTTTGATAAGGTAACGACGTATCCTGTTCAACTGGCATCGCTTACGGTTTTGTGCAATCAAGATACACCAAAAGATATTGGTAATGTAATTAGTGTTGCTACGCTAGTTAAAGAAGGAATGTCAACAACCATGCAAAGCATGCCAGAATATCAGTGTTCTGGTTTCTTGCCAAGCGATGCTTACAATAAGGTATTGGAAAAAACACCAATGCATTTTGTTGTTAGCGATGGTATTGTTCCTGAAATTGGAAAACATCTGCAACATATTTTGACTGAATTGCAACATGCTCAGGATGCGCGTTTGAAAGTAACTGGAGTGCTTACAGCTAATGATAAGGCTGTGGGTTCAGGATTGATTCTTTAAAATAAGAAAGGTACCGCGCACTGGCAAATAAATATGTTTAGAGACTATGATTTTAGTTGGCTCTACAACATTCATGAGTGGATTGATTGGCAGTATATTTTATTCAATCCATTCAATTTAAATGCTCAGCAAACTCTAGAGATCAAATTGGCAATCTCGACGAGATTATTGATTAATAGCCAATCTCTGCTCCTATGTCTAGGAGTAGCGACTATCTATAAGGCAAGTACCTGTGTTCCACCGATGTGCGCTAGGACTTACAATAGATAGTTTCATTTGCTGAGTTATTTGTTGTAGGTCTAAAAAACTTTAGACATCACCTGCAAAGGCACTAACTGAGCTTATAGAGCGTTGACGTTAAGTGCTGGATGATCTAAATACACTAAGCATCAAAATCCTTTAAAAGACGCCTGTGTGGTGTCTAGCCTGCTCATGTAAATAAACCAGATCATCTCGGATGATAATTGCGTCCATTACATAGATGCGGTATAGCTTTACTGACCCCCTTCTTCTGCCATGTGCTATTAGGTTAGCTCGCGCATTTATAGTAAGGGTGGTCACTAATAATGTTTTCTAACGAGAATATATTAGTGACCAAATATTATCATATGTAGAGATTATTTCAAACCGACTTCCTTTTGAACATTACGACAGTCCCTGAAAGACGCCAACCTATTAAATGGGGCATCAATTGACTGGTAGTAAGTGCTGAACCGAAGTTGGTTTGAAATTTTCTTTATTTTTTATTAATAAAAGAAAAATCTGTACTCACATTGGCCACTATTGGTTAATGTGGGTATATGACGAATTTTTTTAAAACAGTAAATAAAAACATAGTTGACGGATACTATGTTCATACCGGAGGGATGTATGTTGCTGGCTCATAGAGCGACTTTAATTCAATACATAAGAGAATACCTAGCAGTCATTAGACCGCCGCTAAATTCTATTATGTGCAATCATTATGGTACATTTATTTTTGATGAGAAGAAAGCTATTCAATGGATTTTAGCAGAAGAATTAGAATTAATTTATCATTTATTTGATAAAAATCATGAACATAATAAATATCCATTTAATGTGTTTCATAGCGAATTAAATACGCACTTACCAATACCATTAAGTGTATTAACAAGTTTTCATATTAAAGCTCCGATAATATATAACGATAACAACACAATCGAAATTGGATTAACAGAATTTGATTTGTTTATAAAATACTATTCTAATCCAGAGCTATTTAAATTAAGGGTATAAATAATGCAAACTGAAATTCAGAGCATTTATGTGTTTGATCCAACTGAATTGGCAACAACGATCGAAGTAGTGGCTGCGAGATATTTAATACCACTAATATCACCAAATACAATTCATAAAGACAAAGCTGCTTTAAGAATAAGAACAGATAGAGGAATTAAAATCATTAATGCATATATCGATAAAATGCTAATCGATAACTCAGCGTGGACACGCTGTAAATCAAAAAGCATTGTTGATATGTGGGAAGAATTTATTTGTCCAGAATACAAACACACATTAGAAGTATACGAATTAATCGAAACACTTTTAATGGATATGCGAATCGACATTGGTGCCTTTATTGGTAAAGACAAATGGATAATCCATTTTAGAAATTCCATGAATGGCGATATCATTATAGAGAAAAGTATAGATTTTCGAATTCATGCTTGGACACAAGAACACGGTTGGGAATTTAAAACAACTGAACGCCCATTACGTTTATAGAAGAATTGAAATGATGGAGAACAACGATAGCATTCTGATTTCATTAATGGAACCTGTTGGAATTTTAAAACAGAGATTTAAAGAATTTGCAATTTTTAATTTAGAGCACAATAGATTGGTTTCAAATCAATCCAACATGCTAGATTATGATGGTTGTGAATTTATCTCTTTAATGATTCATGAGATATTTAATCAACAAAATGATACTGAGGGATTGGGCTATCTTCCACCATCAACATTATTGTTAATGCGTCACGGGTTGCCAAAAGACATTGCAAATAAAACAGCTAGTGAAGTTTTTAATGCTATCGTAGACGCCATAACGACATTTGTACCTAATGCATTTTTTAATTCAGATAACGAATATCGTTATACTCTTTGTAATGAATGCGATTTATTCGTATCGCCACCATATCAGGATACAATAGCTAAATTAAAAATAGAAGAAAATATTGGTTTTGAATAATAAGGAAATAATCAATGGTTATTTTTATCCTTCCAACTAAGGACATACTTCGTTTGTTTCAAAAATACGATGAATTATTTATGTTTTATAACGACGGAGTAAAAGGTGTTATAAGAGACACAATACTATCGCGCGTTAGTACCAATAGAGGGTTGGATGATGTATTAAATAAAATAAGAATTGATTATCTAAACAGTGTTGATGCTGTTATGGAATATCTTACTGAATATGAATTCAGAAGTGAATGCATTGATTTAGCTGTGGAATTAATAACTATTGCTATTAATGAAATGATGATTGATTTATTTAAATCACGTAATTCTTCAATAATAATATCTTACTGGAAATGGTTTGGCGATGATTTTATTATTGGGACTCAAATAAACCCGCATTAAATGAGGTGATGTATGAATTATAAAAACATGCCTGATTTAATTATTCTAGACTTTAAACAAGAACTAGATGATTTTAGGGCTGTATTAAATAACGTTGATTTACCAACGCCTGATATTGAGGCTGTACTCAGTCAATTATTCGACACAATAGCAGTAGCTGAAGAAGATGTTTATGCTGGAATGGTATTAAATGTTGCAATGGATATGGCTAAAGGAGAAGGGTTGTATGAAAATACCCGACTTGATGAATTTGATCAACAACGAATAATGTCTGCCGTTGTTAAATTATGTAATAAATTAAAAAATAAAATACTTAGTCTTAATGGATATGTGGATGGTTTTTTTCAGTATTCATTTCAACAATTGCTGGATTACAACACAGTTGTTTTAAGTAAAATTAACGAGGGATAATTAGAAATGAAAGATCAAGTAAACAGGGAACTAGCGATATCTAATATCATTTTAGACACTAGCGCATTAATTAAAGAATTACGTTCAAAGATTACACTACTTGAAGAATTAGACATAAATGAATTTGAAATTATTCAATTAATTCTTCAGTCAATAATGTTTGAGAAAGATGCTGAAATAAGATTAGCGAATGAGTGTATGACATTGATGAAAAATTGTCTTGGTCCATCTTGTTTTGAATCAATTCAAGAAAATGTAATTAATAGTCGTTTGCTTACAAACTACGTAAATGACGTTACAAGCATTAGCAATGCAACCTATGCATTTGGTTGTATTATTGTTAATGAACTCCGTAGAATCAAAGCATATCGTGACGGCTATCTGTTTTATCAATTTCAACAAATGTTGGATAAAGATATTGTTTTAGCTAGTTTTATTCCACCAAAAATAACTGATGTAATCGAAGTATCAGATGCATCGTGATTAATTAAAAACATCATGGACAACAATTATCCGAAATATGTAATTATTAGAGCTGACGATTTAATTGATTTGTTTATGCAAGACGTTGCTGGAATTTTTAATCGAATTGATTTAAACGAAATCATGACCCAAGTTATTTCGATGTTGTTGAATGATGATAGCGGAGTAATTGAGTATAGCGATAGTTTTCCAGATTACACCAGACTTATTGATCATGATTTTTTAAATGATGAAAAAAAGATAGTGCGGCTCGATCAAGCTGTGAACGTTCTTGTTACTAGCGTTTATGAAAGATTGAAAGAAAATGGTTTATTCTGTGATAATAGTTTCCCATACTTTTTCGATCGTTTTCTAGGAACAGACATAGTTCTTCATCATTTACCATATTGAGGTACACCAATGAGCGTTCAGCTTTCTATTAGAAATGTTTATAATTTTGATGTCTACCCACTGTCGTTATTAGGCAGCAATTTCAAAGGTGTTACGGTTCTAGCAATTATGGATCGTGATATGGCAAATAAAGAAATGGATACCGAAGCTAGACACGTTCAGTTTTATCCGTATCTCCCATCAGGAACACCGAACGATCCTAACGGATACGATTACGTTAAAATTAAAACAATGAGTGGTCAGGTCGTTATTCTTGGAATTGCTTGGATTAAAGCTGAAACAATTGAACTTGTAACTAGCTCGACAATTTCTATTAAGATTGGCAATGTAACAGCTAATGATGTACCAAGAATAAGAAACGCATTAGTACAGAATGGCTATAGCAATATCAATATATCAATTGATTAACAAAACATCAGATATACCTAATACAATTTTAAATCTTTTTAAACACATATTACCTATATGAAACTATTTAGATAGTAGTTCTAAATTAACATTTATAGGAGTATGTGTTTTATGTCAGACAAATTAAAAAATTTAATTGGTATTAAATTTGATAGGTTGACTGTAATATCAGAAAAAGGTCGATCAAAAGAAGGTTATGTTTTATGGGAATGTAAATGTGAATGTGGTAATATTGTAGACGTTAAATCAACTAATCTCATAAAAAAAGATACTAAAAGTTACGGATGTCTTCAAAAAGAACACGCTAATCGTTTAGGTCAAAATAACGCCACTCACGGACTTAGCCACGTGCCTGAATATGGTATATAGAATCAGATGATACAACGATGCACAAATCCAAATCAACATAAACATAATGATTATGGTGCTAGAGGCATTGCTGTTTGTGATAGATGGTTGAATTCATTTGAAAACTTCTATGCAGATATGGGACCTAGACCATCAGACGATCACTCTATCGATAGAAGAGATAACAATGGTAATTACGAACCTGGTAATTGTAAATGGTCTAATGCTGAAGAGCAAGCTAATAATCGTCGTAATAATGTATTTTATAATTATAATGGCAAACTGTATAATGCATTAGAAATAGATAAAGAGTTTAACATTGATTCAGGTACTTTTAGGCGCAGAATTGATAGAGGGTGGTCAGTAAAAGATGCTATTGAAGTTCCTGTTAGATATAGAAGCAATATTACAATTGAACTTGGATAATTATAAAAAATATTGCATGTATATCTTATGTTAAAAGATAACGCGTTGCACCGTTAATAAGGGCGTGGCATGTCCGGTTCGCTTATTGTTTGATTTGTGCTAGAATCGAATAATAAGAATTTCTAATTAGTTTAGTCGATAACACATCTGTTTCCTTTCACGATTCTGTTGTGGTGTTGACATTAAAATAAATTAGTTAGAGAATTGCTAGAAGATACGTTTAATAATCTTGATGTAAATGTGTGGGTTTCATTCCTTGTTTTCCCTACAAATATATCTAGTTCCATATTTAGTGTTTACGGCTAGGCGGACTCTTGGCCGGAAATGACTATCAGTGATTTTTCCTGTGTGGAATTATTTGTTAAATGTTCTTCTTGTTGTAGGAGGGGGAGAGGGGTTGTTCCTTCTCCCCCTAATTCTTATATATGCCGAATTTTTTATTTTCTCAATCCAGAATATTTCAGACATATATTCTATTATTGGGAATAGGCTATGAAAATAGTTTATTGTGTTTGCAAACTAAACAAGGGAGTTACAATGAAAGTTTCATTTGGTGGTACAGAAGTCGACATAGGAATTTCAGATGCCTTATTCGACGTGTTGTTGGTTGCAGCAGAAACTCACGTTTATGCTGCCAGTATCGGTATCCGCCCCGATGCTCCTAATCGCAAAGAAAATTTGCGGTATGTTCCAGCACCCATAACAATTGATCTTTAGCTTCACAATGGGAGGTATCAAAAATACCTCCCATACGCTATTACCTCAGGAGTTATATGACTTTTTTATTATACGTTTATGCAGTATCGGCAATTTATGTTGGTGTTGTTGGATCGGTAAAAATGAATGCAATAACTGCTGCTTCTTATAGCAGATATATTGCTATCGGAAAAAGTCCAACATACGCTAGTTTTTGGTCAACAATCAGTCCTGTGGTTGGTGTGATTTTATCGGCATTGATTCCGATCTATAATACTTTGGCATGTATCAAGTTTTTATTGTTTATTACGAAGCGCAAATAATGGTGTTAAATACGGACAATTGTCTTGTATTTAACACCAGAATATGCCGTTGTTTTTTTTTTGGTTAAAAAATATTAGTCTGACTGATGGTATAGCTTTACTATAAATAAGGACAACAACGTGTTTATTAATCCATTCGTATTACCCAGCAGTGAATACAATAGAGATTTGAATTTACTTAAACACTACATTAACGATGCAGCGACTTATCTTGCTTTAATGTCCGAAAAAACATATGATGAATGTTTGAGTTTTATTAAAACATCACTGCGTCCAGGTGGAAAATTTCAATTTACTGATCCTGTTATAAGTTATTTGGAACGTGATGAAAATGGCGATAGAGATAAAAAAGAAGGTACGTTATTAAATTATATCAACGATGCAATTAAAGAACAAGATCTAATTGCACCAACGTTAACTACCTATTTAAGTCCAAAAAGAAAACAATCTTTATTAGTGGATTTTATTGACGGTAATGTTAAGGCTCGTGGTACTGCTAAAAAAGCAATGTTTAAAGCAAAAGTTATGGGTGACAATCTTCAATTTATTTTGAAGAAAATTGAACAAACAAATAAAAAACTAAATAACAATTCAATTTCAGGTGCACACGTATCTGCTTCGACACCTCTTTATAACAAAACAGCACACAGCACACTAACGTCAAATTGTCGTTCGACATCTGGTTATGGCAATGCTAATAATGAAAAATTCTTATGTGGAAATAGGCATTATTGGTCTCCAGACATTGTTCGTAATAATATTATTTCAATTATAAACAATACTAACTATGCTGAATTAGAACAGACAATGCAAAAATACGGCATTGTTCACCCGTCTGTTGAAGATACTCTTAACTGTATCAAATATTCAACTGAG